TCCGCGATGCGCTTGGCTTCAGTCCTGAGTAGTCGCGCTACCTTTTCGTGTAGCTCATTCTCGAAAGCTGACCAGGGACGGAAAGGGCGGCGGACGAGACGCGTACCGTGTCCAGAAAAGGGCGGTAGTCGGCTACCTCCTCAAAAGCCGCTGCGATGTCCGCGGGCGTGCTTGCGGCCTGGAGGTGTAGGCGCAGGTGCCCGATCAGATCAACCGGTAGCACCGCGCTCTCGAAATCGACGTCCGCTGACTCCCCCCGCTTGAGCGCCCGCAGCGCCTTCGTCCGCCATTTGCGCAGGTCAGCATCAATAGCTGAGGCAATGGCCTGCGGAATAGGGACATCGGCAAAGCTGAAATCAGGCACGCCGAAATCACCAGCGGTTGCCCCCATCACCTCAGTCTCAAGCAGATCGTCCCGCTCATCACCAAGCGGTTCTTTCTGATAGTAGTCAGCGCGGATCTCGCTAATCGTGAGCACACCCTTGGCTGATTCCCGCTCTCTCAATAATAGCTCCCGGTCTAGCGGGCGGATGTCCTCGAACGCCGCTTCCAGCTCAGGCGCGCCGACCCACCAGGCATAAAACGGTTCAACCAGCTCAACCGTCAACTGTTCCGCGATGAGCGTCAGCAGCGCCCACACAGTCTCCTTGAATTGCTGCTCGCCGACTTTGGCATTAGCCTCTGTCGCGTTCGGGTCCACGACGCCGAGATGCACACCGTAGACGGTGAAAATCTCGCTCTTGGTAAACTCACGCCCGGCGAGAAAGTCCATCTCCTGTGGATTCCAGCCGAGCAGATCCGCCGATACGCTGTTGGCAGTTGTAATGAACGTGCGCCGCTCGTGTGCTGCGTAGTCGTCGATCAAGTCAGCCTGCAAACGTTCCCTGTCAGCGGGGTTGATCGGCATATTCGGATCCCCGCTTGACAAGTTGATGATCGCGCTGGGCATTGTGTTCTGTTTGCCGAAAAAGGCCGCATTCCAGCGCGCCATCGCAGAATCAGAATCGGCGGGCAGCATCGCGGCTACAAGCTCACTCAGCCCAATAAATGGATTGAACGGGTTAGGCCGCTTGACGTGTACGATGTACTGAGGTGGAATATTGTAGACAATCCCGCCGACCCAATATTCGTAATAGTCGATGATGCGGGCGGCGTCATCACTGAACACGGTGCGGATGGCAAACGACGGCAGCGGCCACAACTCAATAGGTTGCCCGTCATCATCGCAGAGCACAAACCAGTAGAAATTGCCGTCCAGCTTGAGCCACCAGGTGGAATATTGCCACAGGAACGCCCGGCCCATGTACGGGTTAGGGCGGCGTAAAAGCTGCTCTAGCGGATGGTTGCTGATCTGCGTTGCTTCCTCATCTGGCCCGTGATGCTCAACCACTTGGAACGTCGACGCCCCTACCTCACGGGCGATCATCTCGATACACGAAAATACCCAGGAATTCTGGATAGCCCGCTTGCCACGCTCCAAGTCGGAGCCCGTGCCGGACTGCCACGACCAGCCACCCTGCCACCCATACTCGCGCGCCATCCCCCCAAAGAATCGCGGACGTCGTGGCTGCCTCGCGTCCTGGCGTGCGCGCTGGAAAGTGCCGATCGCCCGGCCTAGAGACTCCGCTGCTTTGTCAATCGTGCTGGTCATGGTGTGTCCTAGTTTCTCCCTGCGTAGGCTGTCGGCGCATAGTGGCGCGCTTGATAGTGAGCTAGAACCACAGCATCACCTCGATCAGGTGAGCGCCCTAGACGCTTTTTGATTTTCTCTTTGTCCTCGATCAAAATACCCCCTGCTGTGATCGAATAGCGCGCCGCTGTCAGATCACCCAGTAGCTGAGAGTCTGGAGGAAGGGCCAGCCCCTCACCGTGCTTGGGGTCTAGTGCCTCCCTAAATTTCCAGTATGCTTTAGCCCTCACATTCCGAAAGCGGAACTTGCCCGACCTATCCGTTCCGCCCGCGCCCGCTGCAAAGTTGACACCGTACACATCGGGTAGCAGTTTCTTTGTGCTATCGTACACAGATGAGCCAATACCGATCACGTCGATGTTGATAGCCGGCTTGCCCAGTACGCCCAACAGAGACTTGACGATCAGCGCAGCCCCGGCGTCACCATCCTCTGCCTCGCTGGCCTGGTGAATAACCAGTGGAGCAAACCACGGACCAGACCGATGAGCGATGATAAACTCATCGCGCCCGCCACGCGATGGGTCACAGCCTACCGCATCGCAGCCACCCTGTTGAGTGCCCGCTATCCACCGCTCCTGTGCCAGCCGCACCCACTCAGTCGGTATCACCTGCCACGCATCGTCCTTGATCCCGGCTGTGAAATCGCCTAGCAGTAGCTGAGAGCGCAGCGGTTCAGGCGCATCGGCCAGAAGCGCCGCGTACTCCTCGCCCAAATACGGGTTATCGGCCAACGTCGCCGGGATGAACGAACGCGACCGAGGGACGATCATCTCCCCGTTGTGCTCGATAGGCCCTGGCTCCGCTACCTCGATGCTTTCGTCATCGATGCGAACGAACCATCGCAGCTCACCAGGCCGCGCCGGGTTTGGATGCTTCTCATCGATCCACGGTGCCCAATAATCGATCACCCATCGCCCGTCAATGTGCATCGGCGGGTTGCCCGCGCAGATCACCCGGCTGCGCTGCCCCTCGATGGTCGTGCGATTCCACCGGATCACGAACTCGTACTGAGAGCGTAGGATCTCGGTGATCTCATCGAACGCAACAAAGTCGTGTGGGCGTCCCATGTAGCGGTACTTGTCGCGTTCCCTGGGCATACTGCCAAACTCAAGTGAACGATCACCCGGCAGGTCGCGCCACACATGTTCCTGGCCGTTGTACCGCCCACGGTCGCCGATGATTTCGCGGCTGCGGTCGATGATGCCCTGCGCCCCGGTCATCTGCGCGTATTCGCGTCGGAATATGAGACTGTCAATGTGCTGTGTCAAAGCGCAGCCTAATAGCAAATCGGTCTTGCCGCCGCCGGCCTGACCACCATAGTAAAGTTCATCCGCCGGGCTCAGCAGCGCCATCCACTGCGGAATGCTCTGCGGTGCCCATAGCGTTGTCTGATCCTGGATCGCTTGCAAGTAATCCAGTTGCGATGAACTCTGCAAGTTTAGCCACTGCTCGATTACGTTCTCTTGCTCCAAGGGTCACATCCTGGCTTTTAATAGGGCCACCGTCAGGCCCGCTGATCTCGGTACGCTCCGTGTATCCCCGCTGCTTGCCTTTGGTGCTGAGGTAGTAGCGGATCATGATGCCGTCGCCCTCGTTGATGGCTGATAGTAGCTTCGTCTCGGCCAGGTCGAGGATGGCCTCGCATTCATCCTGGTACGCCCGCCGAACCGTCGGCATCTTGTTGATGTACTTTTTAGCCGTATTCCAAGCACAACCGACTCTCTTGGCAATAGTCGTTACGATGCCCGCGCTGCCCTCAATGGCCTTGATGAACTGCGCGGCTGTATAGTTTCCGTTGTGCCCGTTTCCGTTACCCACCTACTGACCTATCAGTTTCCATAATATCGGTTCAAGCCCCATCCCTGTCAGGCGCTCAAGCGTTGCGCTAACGTACTTGGGCTCGATCTCCATCCCGTATCCAACGCGGGCGGTTTGTTCGCAGGCGACAAGGGTCGTGCCAGAACCAACAAAGGCATCATAGACTAGTTCTCTTAGCAGGCTAGAGTTCACAATGAGTCTAGCTATCAATTCAACTGGCTTTGTGGTAGGATGTAAGTCAGACTGATGCGGTTTGGGAAACTCAAGAATAGATGTCTGGAAGTCCCCGTAAAATTTGTGCCCACCAGCTTTCCAGGCATACAAAATAGGCTCGTGCTTGTAAGCATAATCAACACGCCCCAAGACATGATTGTTTTTCAGCCATATCAATTCGTGCCTTGGCTCAATGCCTGCACCATCCATCATCATCATCATCATCATCTGATCGCCGCCTTGTGGCATAAAGCAATAAATCACAGCACCAGCAGACATCACTTTTTCTGTTTCACAAAAGGCAGATCTCCATAACTGTTGTGTCTGTTCTTTTGTGCCGTGGTCTCCTTTTATTTGTTCTTGGATGCGATTGCCCCTGGCAATCGCATTGAGAAACTTGTTTTTGTCTGCATATTCAACACCATATGGCGGGTCAATGATGACAAGCGGGACAAGTGTGCCTGCCGTCAGCCACTCCACATCCTCCGCGCTCGTGCTATCCCCGCACATCACCCGGTGCGCCTTCCCCTTGACGCTCTTGCTCGGGATTTCCCACACCTGCCCCCGCTGCACTTGCCACTTTTCTTGTAACTCGGCCGCCCTGTCCACTTGTGCACCAAGGTCGGGAATAGCATCGTTGCCCAAATCAAACTGTAGCTCGCTCTCCTCAAATCCCCATTCCAACAGTTCAGGCACCTCAAAGCTACTCGCCAGTTCATCCCAGTCCCAGTCCCCCATCGTGCCCCGGTGCAGGAACACGACCAGCTTTTGCCGTTCCTTGTCGGTCAGTGTCCGCGATGCTACGCGGACGTCGACCTTGAGCCCCGGGCCGAACTGGGGTAACAACGACCATACCGCTTTTCTCTGGTGGCCGTCGAGGATCTCGTCGCCCGGCCCAATGGCGATGGTTTGGATCTGGCCAAACTCCACCAGGCTATCGCCCAATCGCTCGGCTTCAGCATCACTGATCCCTCGCGGGTTTTGCTCCCACGGTATCAGGTCTCCCAGTTTGCGCCGCTCATTCGTCCAGGTGATCATCACTCCCACAAACACACAAAAGCGGAATCCACGCCCGGCGATGGCTCGCTGGGTGATGAGATTCCGCTGGGTAGACCCGGCGAAGATATTATGTTATGTCGCGTTGATGTCGATATTCCGTGGTCTCTTGCTGATCCCATCACTCACTACCGTCCGTGTTAGAATAGAAGATCCAGCCTAGCAGAACGCCGAATCCGACAGAGAAAAACGAAACGAACCAGGCCAGTGTAAAACGCCGACCGTAGTCCTCGATGTCCGCAAGATGCTGGAATGTAACCAGCGAGATCGGAAACGTGACCATGGCACCTATGACATAGCTCACCATCTGCCGCCACCCGTTGCCGAATGAACGCTGAACCCAGGGTTCCGCCTGATGGGCCACGTATCCAACCAAGACCCCTAAAACGAAATCAGGGACCATTGATCCCCCGTTTCGAGAGGCTACTGGTGATTCGCTGATGATCTTTGATAAGCTCCTGGAAGCGCGCGCTTGTACGCTCCTCGTGCGCCTGCAACTCAGCCGTCATCGCGGACAACGCGTTGCTTACCTCCTTGATCACAGCGATGTATTCCATTCGCTCTTTCCATTCCGCGTCAGCGCGTGCCTTGCGCCGCTCTCGGTCGTGTTCGTCCCAGGCGACCTGCCGCTGCTCGACGCTCCGAATGTAGTGAAACAATCCATAGCCCACCCCAACGAGTACAAGGGCCAGCAGGCCGAACGCGCCATACTGCAAGAAAGCCGGGATGGATTCCATGACATCTCTAGTATACCATAACGGGAGGCGGGATGTCAAGGGGATGAAAAGAAAAAGCCCCTTGCGGGGCATATATAGTTGTTTTGGTTTGGAGGATTAGATTTCTGTGATTGTGACATCCTCCTCTTTGTGGCCTTTGGCTTTTAGCCATTGGCGGTTGGCGTCGAGTTGACGCTGTATGGCTTTTTTGCCATATACTTGATAGTCGAGAATTCCCCCTTTTAGACCGTTTACGTATGTAAATGTCATTTTGATTCTGTAGTATTTTGCTGCCATTTTGATTCTCCTTTTTGTGTGAGAGTTTGTTTCGCTTTCTTGACTATATGATACCACAGAAAGGCGGAGGTTTCCTGACACGAAACCGCCCGACAACCTGACAATGACCCGCCAGCGATGGCGATCCTGACATTAGCCACCGAGCAATCATTGCCCGTTCCGCCTCACCACCTCCAACCCATCAGGATCAATATCCCCATCGCGCACCGCTACCAGCACGGCGGCAACGCTATTGCATACCTCCAACTTGCGGAGGATGTTTCTGACATAGTTTTTCACAGTCTGAGGGCTGATACACAGGACCCCGGCAATCTCATGCCCGG